AAATAATCGTAACTATGTGGCTCTTCCCAGTTGGCAACAAAGTCACCAACTTGCCTGTCGTAAACGATATCATCGCGCGGGTCGTGAACCCTGACTCGCCGGATTGCCACCAGCTTTGCTCTACCCCAAAACAGGTCCTTGAACCAGTCGGTCATCAACCTAGCGGAGGGCTGTCCCACCACACCAAGTATCTGTCCAGGCCGGTCTCGGTCACGTTCCCCAACCAGATAACCCCAAAAGTCATCTGCTGCCTCGTTGAGGACCCTGCCTCGTGGTCTGAGCCTGCCGCCCTGCTCGGCGGCGTCCCCCTCCGGTAAAGGTCCCGGTAGGAGGACATCTTCGGGCTCTCGAACCTCAGGTGCCACAACGGCGGCTTCAATGTCATCAAAGTCGCCCTCGGGCAACAAACCGATGTCATCTACACCAACCGCCTCCAACACCCTCCGTAAGAGTTCACCCCCGGGAGCTCCGTCCTCGGCTTGGACTTCACCTCCGGCTACGGCGACTTGGCCCTCAGCTGCGCCTACAGCTTCTTGGACCAATTGCTCAGGTTGCGGGGCCGCCGCCCGTTCCTGATCTAACTGAAGAGCGAGATCTTGTGGTTCTTCTTCTACTTCCACAAGCACATCAGCCCCCTCCGGGATCCTGCCATACAAGCGAGCGGCCATTGCCAGCTCATACTCGCGTTCGGCTCTCACCCTACCGGCGACCTGCGCTTCTAGATCTCTTCGGCGATTATCGTGCAGACCAGCACCTTCGCCAACTCCCCCGAGGTTACGTATTATGCTGCGACCAGCCGCTTTCAATTTATTCATTTAGTTGCATTTTGACTTAGCATGGCAGTCTCACCCCCTGATTTAGCATCATACAATGCGGGACCAGACAGTCCCTCGCCGGTCGCGTACCAGCCCCACGAGTTTTCCCAGAAGGGAGGAACCTGGGGCAAGCCCCCGCTACGCGCATCTGTTCCGGATGAGCGCCGCCTACCATATTCCTCGACAGCTACCAGGACTTGTACCTGAATAAGGAGTGCAGCCACCCTCGGGAGTTATATCGGTATAACCCCACGACTCAAAGAACCAATCTGAGGCCTCATCTAGGGCGTCGCCTCGTCTGAACGCCCCCGGACTTGTACCGGGATGAACCCGCCGGGACATGGTCCCGACGTCCCTCCCACACACACATGCGGCAAGTCGTCAGGAACCCTAAGGCCCCCATCGACAACCCCGTGTTGCGGGATCGCTCGCCTGGTCTCCCCCAACCTTCATCTCTCCAGTCGAGTGAAGGCTGCTCTTCCCTGGCAACAACGATGACGTCCTCCGTCCATCGTTT